ATGTGGGGCGTTATCGGATATTGTAAATATAACGATATCCATCTGGAAATTGATGGCAATATGTATGAGGACGACAGCAATGAAGAAAAATGATATTGTTAAAGAGAAAGCGCGGACAATGGACTGGCAAACAGCAACAGCGATTGTAGCCAGAGCCGTAGACCTCCACGCATCACATACCGCGGCTCACGGGCAATTTAGCCATGACGCCGTGGAAAAATCCGCCGAAATTCAAGCGGCTTGGCAAAGGATACAAAGAGGATGAGCAAAGATTTAGAAAAAGATTTCGATCTGGCTAGCGATATGATGAACGAACTGCTGGACGATTTCGATGCCAGCGATCTGCAAGCAGGTGCCGCAATGGGCGGCGCACTGACCGCGCTACTGTTTCGCCTCATGGTATCCAGCCCAGATAACTCAACCACAATGGGGATGCTATCGTCCGCCATGAACCAAGCCGCAACCTTCGCATCCGCCTACGAAGTGGAAGAAGAAACCAAACACTAATGGACGGCGGCTCAATTTTTATAATCTCATATTTGGCCAGCGGGTTCGCCCTGCTGGCCTTTTTAATATGGGAAGCTTGGAAAGATAGATAACTTTTTAAAAATATTAACTTGACATATATGGGATTGTATGCTATAGTATAAGAACAATCAGGAATGATTGTGCTTGCCCCGATGGGCGGGGTGCGCTGTTTCACATTGTTAATTTCTACGGGAGGGTCTTATGACCAATCTTCACATCAAACCTGTCAACCACGGTTCAACCAAGCGGGATAAAAACCGTTTTTGCGGGCCTGCTGTAATCAGCGCAATCACCGGCATGACAACCGGCGAAGCCGCCGCTCAACTCAGACGAGCAACTGGCCGCCGCATGATTACAGGGACAGGCACCTCAGAGGTGAAAGATGTCCTGCAAAAAAACGGTGTCCAAATGAGCGATGCCCGACATTGGTGGGACGTTAAATTCAACCGCACTGATGGTGTCACCTTGGCGGGTTGGCTGAAAGCCTCTGTCAAAAACAGGGACGCTAAACAAGTGTTCCTTGTCGTGGCAGGATGGCACTGGCAACTGGTGCAAGGCAGACGGTACGTCTGCGGCCTCACTGGAGACATTGTCAGCATCCGTGATAAACGGGTGAAAAGACGAGCCCGTGTCGCTGAAGTGTACGAATTATCAAGTATGTAACGCGGCTCACGGGTCTTAGAGGGCGGCTTTCGGGTCGCCCTTTTTGCTTGTAGTAACGCGTTACACCTATATAGGAGCAAAATTAAGAAAAATAAAAAACGATGAAAAATAGGTGTTACCAGCGTTACCGGTGTTACCTGTCTCTGTGATGTATAGTACACAACAAAAAAGAGGGTAACATAAAGGGTAACACCACAGATTACTAAAATGTTACCAGTTAAATACAAGATTTCCCTTAATGCGCCCAAAATCAAAAAAAATAAAAAAACTTTTTTCTGACCTATATAGGTGTATCCGTGTATAACTATGGGAGTAGGCCGTTTTAACTGGAGAAAGATTTATGACTAATACCGGCAAAAGCAAAATCACTGGAAAGCCCCGTGACCGGCGGAGTCGTCCCCCTGCCACAATCGAACAGCCCCTGACTCGCAAGCAGGAGCTTTTTGTTAAAGAGCTTGTCAGTAAGGACGGGCAGATAACTTTACGGGAGGCGGCAATCAATGCTGGTTATGCCGCAGGCTCTGCTCACTCTAGGGCGTATGAGCTAACAAACCCCCATATGTCCCCGCACGTTGTTGCGGCAATCAATGCCTATCGCAGAGAACTGGACGAAAAGTTTGGGGTAACCTACCAACGACATTTACGGGATTTACAAAGCATACGGGATTTGGCCATTCAGAACGGGGCTTACTCTGCCGCCGTTCAAGCTGAGTATCGCAGGGGGCAAGCGCAGGGTGACATCTATGTCAGCAAATCAGAAATCCGTCATGGGTCAATCGACAGCATGAGTAAGGATGACGTTTTGAAAGCACTTGAGGAGATAAAGAACAGCTATGCCCCGATCACAATCGACATCACTCCCGAAGAAAAAGACAATGCCAGCAATCGCGACAAAGCGAGAGGCAGGCTTTTACAAGCAGGTGAAGGAAGCGGCGCAGAGAACGCGGAAGAAATGGAACTTAACGAGGATTGAAAACTACATCGGGGCAGGTATTCCTGACCTGATGATATGTGATGAGTCCGGCCTGTTTCATTTTGTTGAGTTGAAGTTTACCACCAGCAACCGTGTTGACTTGAGACCATCCCAAGTTGCGTGGCTTACCAAGCACCAGCACGGCTCCTGTTGGATACTGATTAAGAAACAAACCAAGCCGATAGAACCGGCAGAATGTCTTTTATATCCAGCAAATGCGGCAGTTGATTTGAAGATGGACGGCATAGCAGATGTTGAACCGTTGCTCCGGTGCCAACAGCCTTTTCATTGGGAAACTGTTTTTGACTTGATTAGTCCTAGATAATCGCATATATATGAGACATCGTTCACAAACTACGGGAGTAAAACGATGTTCGATTCAAATAAAGAATATACGATTGGGGTTTATGACCTATCGTTTATGGTAATAGACGAGGCGGATAACGTGCTGTCGCACCCTGACGGTCAAACAATGGAATTTACTATTCCAAACTATGACCTTTCGTATTTGGGGGACGGGGCGGAAGTTGGTGAGCTTGTTTTGCGTCAACCGAACCCTGATTACCTGAAGCAAGCTTTGTCGCATTTAGCCACTGTCTGTGACCACGCTAATGAAGATTGTCCGGAAGAGTACCGGACAAAATGGTTCAACCCTGCTTTAGAAGAGGCATATTCTTTTCTTCAGAAAATGAGCGAGGTTGAGACCAATGGCTGAAACAATGGAACAGCGGATGCTAAAGGGATTGCGCCAGTTGATTGATTACAACTGGTGTAGTGAACAGCAACACTTTTATGAAGAGGGTGAGCCCCAGAACCACGTTTTTCGGGTGTTGCAGGATTTAAACTTCATTCTGGAAACACGGGAGAATAATAACTGATGTTCATATTCACACTTATCGGCCGCCTGCTTTATGGCAAAGACTATGCGGAGCTTAGCCGCCGCGCCAGTAAACCAGCTAGACGAAGGCGCAGATAACTTTTTTGAAAAATAAGCTTGCTATATATGCGAGTTTATGAGACAACCAAACCAGCGGTGCAATCATGCCCGCTGGTTTTTCACATTTACGGGCGTTAAAATCATGGAAAACATTATCGAAAATACATCATCTGCCCCAGTAACCGGCGCATATCAGACCAATGCTTTTCAACATGGCATCGGTAATAGCGCAGTATCATCACAATGGTTCAGCCGTCCGGATGACCAAAAGTTTCTGTCGCTGGATGATATGCTGGCGCATAAAAAGCAGGACGCGCAGGCAATGAATAGCCGCATCGTCAATACGCATAAGATGCAGATTGTCGGCCAGCTTGATGAAGCCAACCCTAGCCGTGGTGATATCTTTGTTGAATACACTGACGAGCAGGGGCAAGAGGCGTTCAACACGCCGACAAACTGGTCATTCGGCCAGCTTGCCCAGTTGGCCGGTGCGCCTGCCGGTTACCTTAAAGACCTGCCCGCACCTATTGCGGCGGATGCCCTGCAATGGGGTTTGCGTTATAACCGGTCAAAAGAATTGGTGAAGGCATACGGCCATGCAACCGAAGGCGGTGACCTGCGGGCGGCAACCGGTGCAGATTATGGCCGCATCTTTGATTATGAAATCATTGAGGCCGTGCAAAAGTTTGCTGACCCTGACCGTTGGAAGATTCCGGGCATGATGACCGGTATGCAGAACGGCCGTGCTATTTATGACCCGTTTGTTCCGGTGACTAAAGACACGACAACCCTGTTTGCCAGTGACCGCGATGTGTTTTTGTTTTTGGTAGATGACACGCACCCCATTGAAGTTGGCAAGCTGGCCAATGGTGACCCTGACCTAATGTTTCGCGGCTTTTATGCGTGGAACAGCGAGACCGGCAGTAAGACCGCAGGCATTGCGGCAATGTATCTGCGCGGGGTTTGCATGAACCGTAATTTGTGGGGCGTGGAAAACTTTCAGGAAATCAAAATCCGGCATACTAAGTTTGCCCCTGACCGGTTTGCATATGAAGCCGCGCCAGCCCTGCAATCATTCGCACATGGTGCAACCGCTAATTTCTTGGACGGCGTGACCGCCGCGCAGGATGCTATCGTTGCCCGCAGTGACGAAGACCGGTTAGAGTTTTTGACCAAGCGGGCAGGGCTAAGCCAGCGCATGGCCAAGGCCGCCGCCGCCCGTCACATTGAAGAAGAAGACAAGCCGGTTCGGTCAGTCTGGGATGCGGCGCAGGCAATCACCGCGCTTGCCCGTGATATCCCGCATCAGGATAGCCGCATTGACCTAGAGCGCAAAGCGGGCGCATTGCTGGACAAGGTGGCCGCATAACCGGCCAGCACATAACACTGAAAAAGCCCCGCTATTGACGGGGCTTTTTTATTGCTCTATATATGGGATAAATCTTATATAACTTTTACGG